TGGAAACGTTAAGATACATTAATAAAAATTAGAATGCTAATGAAAGGCGTAATTTTTCAAATTGGTGGAAAGAACAAATTAGCATTAACGGTCAAGAGGTGAAGTATTATACAAATTCTTCTACTTTATCTGGTAGTAATGTACTATACGGAGAAAGTACCGACTCCGGATTTGGAAACGGTGTTTCTATGGTAGTTTTGTTAAATCTGAATAATGATTCAGTTTTATTGTCAAAATTTGGTATAGTTTCAGATAGTGATGCTGTTGGTGTAATTCATCCTGAATTATTTACAACGGCTTTGAGTTCTGTAAATGCAGAACCTAAAATGGGTGATCTTATAGAATTAACAGAGTTTGGAGTAGATCGCATCAACTTTCCTAAGAGAGGAGCAACTGTATATCAATTAACAGAAGCCATAGATGAGTTTCAAACTAATGCTCTAGGAGGACATTATGTTTGGTTTTGGAAAGCCAAGAGATATGATTATAGTCAAGAAATTCCAAGCCCAGGTCCAGGAGTAGGAAATACTGCTAGAGATGATAATGACCTCATAGAACAGATAGCTGATCAAAATTTTAACTATCAAGAAGATAATTTTGATAGTAATGATTCTGTGTATGGAAATTATTAATAGACAATTTCCACGTCAATTTCCGGAAAAATATCTTTAATTTCTTTTGGTGCGTCTTCATTATGACACACATTAATGCGATAGTCTTCTTCTAAAAGTTTTCTTAAAAAGACATCTTCTGTTGCTGCTATATAGTTACGAATGTCTAGAGGTTTAAATTCTACTTGTTCCAATGGAACATTTTTTTCTTCTGCTTTGTCTGCAATAAGATTCACTGCTTCATAAAGAGCCATCCATCTAGCAGTTACGGAACATTTTTCTTGTACTTCTCCCCACCAAGCAAGTGGATTTTGATACTTTTCTACAATTTCATTACTTGGCTTTTTGGTTGTTTTGGTTTTCATGATATTTATTAAATTTTAGAAGAAACTTGAATAGGATCTGCAAATTCTGTAACTTTTGCCACTACAAAATTAATATTGACTACATTTTTAGATTTGCAATTTTCACATTCAAATTCAAATCTTTCATTTTGTTCCGGCAAAAATGTAACAATATTTTTGGCATTACAGGCTGCACATTCTAGAATAGTTGACAAGGATTCTAGCTTGTCCAACTCTTTTTGTTTTGTCTGTTGTGCAAAATAGTTGTTGATTGTACTTGCAATAACGGAAAACAAAACATATTGAGCCACCAATGCCAAAATAAACGGTGGCAAAAAACTTTGGCCAGAAATTACAGACGCTAAACCCACCAAGCTGCTTAATACCAGTACAGTTGTGGTAGATTTGAAGAATTCAAATACTCTTTTATTAATTTTCATGCAAATTAATTCTAGAGCAGGAAACGAGGAAAATCAATCTTTTTTATATTGCTGATGAGGATTACTAGGAGAAGAAGGTCCAGCCAATTCCATATAGAAGTTGAGTTGAGCATCTATGTGTTTAATAGCTCCAAGGACTTTGGTAGCATATTCCATTAAGGACTTTAATTTTTTCTTTTGTTTTGAATTTAAGGCTTTATTAAATTGTAAACAATTTTCCATTTTGTTAGCAGCTGCTAACAAATAAACAAAGCTATCAGACAGGTCTTGGGTGACAGTTTGGAGTGGGGCAGCGAGGTTAGAAGTGTTTTCAGGTTCTGGTTGAGTTGGTGGAAAAATTGGCGGAGCATTTTTTTGATACGGAAAGTTATATCCTTGCTGCCCACTCTGTGGGCCAAAGTCCTTCCTAGGAGCTTCACTGGTGCCTCCGTAATTTGAATTATTCCATAAACCGTCTAAGGTTTCTGTAAGAATTTTTTCCAGACTCATAAACCGCCTTAATTGGCTTTTCCTTTTCTTACTACATTAAGACAACGCGGACAAGTCCACTTAACTACCTTTTCTGGTTTTTTTGTAAAGCTGTTATACTCTTCCACTATCTTTCCGTGTACTTCAGCACCACAAAAATGACACCCCACAGGTGTGTTTCTTACAGTTTGAGGCTGTTGGTTGCTATTATTGTTTTGATCCATATCTTATATTTATAACAGATTATCTTAAATACTAGGTACTAGGAAACATTTCATGATTAGTTTGAGCGTAGGTTTCTAGTTTATTCACTACAAACTTAACAAATTCAGATCTAACAATGTCATCTTTATCAAATTTAAAGTGATAGATACCTTGAGCTTCGCAATCTTCACCGTCAAACATTTTACACATTTTACTAAATCCACCACTCTTAGTGCCTGGCAAATCTGATTGGTAAGGATCTCCTAAAAATACTATTTTAGAAAATTCTCCCAAACGTGTAATAGTTGTCACTAATTCTTTAAATGTCAAATTTTGACATTCATCTACAATAATAACCTTAGCTGGCCAGTGTAAACCACGGATATAATTTACAGGCATAGCACTTACTCTTTTATCTGCGTGTAAACGCTTTATAGTACCAGCATCTAGAAATTCTTCCATTTTTTCAGTGAAAGGTGCCATGTAACTCTCAAATTTTTCGTCAATGGTTCCAGGAAGATAACCTATTTTACTATCAGCACTCTCAACAGCACTTCTAACAAAGATAATATCAGAAGCTCTTTTTTGTTTTAATAATTGCAAGCCAGCATAAACAGCTGTGCTAGTTTTAGAACAACCAGCAGGGCCTTCTATGAAGACACAACGTGTTTTTTTATTAGAAAGAATATCTAATAGAATTTTTTGTTTTTCAGTCCAAGGCAATTCTCTTATAGAAAAATCAAAATTTATTTTATTTCTTTGATATACTCTAGGAGAGGTATCTTTGACTGCAGTGGTTTCTCCAACGAATTCTTCTTGATTGATTTCGTTGGACTGTTTTGAGGAACGGCTTTTTTTTGCCATGTTAAAAATACTTATCCGACATCTAAGCACCAATTGTTGCTGGAGTCACAGTTGATCCACTTACTGGAGCTGTGGTAGGCTGTGTAGTAGCAGTGGGTGCTGTGGTTGGCTTTGAAGTTAAAGAAGCAGTTTGAGTAGATGCTTGCTGAGGAGAGATTCCGGCCAGGAATTTTGTTAAAGCGGTTTGTTGCTTATCATTTAAATTAACTCCCTTTTTAATAAGAGGTATTGCAGTTAATAAATCTCCGTGTTCTACATCTGTAAGAGAATTTACAGTTTTGACCAAATTTGGTGGCAGAGCAGATCCTTCATTTAAAGAATTCAAAGTAGAAGAATATATAACATCAAACTGGTTCATGAAAATACTTACACCACATGTCAACATTTCACCATATGTCTTTATTGGCCCCTAAAGAAGGGTAAATATAAATATAATTTTATGTCTACAAGAGTAATATCATCACCTGGAGTACAAATTAATGAAATAGACCAATCTTTGGTAGTAAGAACAGCCGGAGGAACAAATATATTTATGACCGGATTTGCTTCTCAAGGCCCTACTGATGAAATCGTAAATGTTGGTAGTGTTTCTGAATATGAGTCAATCTTCGGGGCACCTTCCAATGAAGCTGAAAGATATCTATACCATTCAGCTCGTCAGGTTTTGACTCAATCACGTGGTAATTTGCTCGTTACACGCATGCCTTATGGTTCTGGACAAGGTGCAGGTTTTGCCAATTCTTATAGTGCTTTAGTATATCCAGTTTCCACAGCTTCAAATGTAAGCTATACAGATGCTACCAGTTATGTTCTTTTAGAACCTAAGTCCATCTTATTAGACGACACTCAATATCAAAAAATTCTTTCCAATGATGTTGCTTGGTTAAGTGCTTATGATGCAAATGCAACCTTTGCCAATGCTTCAGATATTAAAAATGCTGGTTTAATTGTTTTAAATCCTAGTAAAGTATCTGTTAATAGTTTGTATGAAGGTTATTATGTAGGTGTTGCTGATAATTCTAATAATAACCCAGCAACGGACTTTGATTGTGTTTCTGGTGTTAAAGCTGCTAGTGTAATTAATGGAGGATCTCAGACCTTCAAAAATATACCAGCTTCTCGTTTAAACTTCACTCTTACCCAGAGTGCTAATAGTGCTGGTTCTAGTATCTCTCAAATCATAGAACAATATCCAACTAGCTTTGATTTTGGTTCTGATGTATATAAAGATTGTTTGACTTTGATGGTCTTTAAGATACGCACCTCTATTTACGCTCAAGACACGGTTGTCTTGGATTACAAGGTTGAAGAAGGTTACACAGGATCATTATATGCCAATAAGACACAAAACAATCCATCAGGTGGTGCGCCGTTGTCTTTCTCTTTAGAGAAAGTGGCTAATTTAAATTCCAATGATATAAAGGTGGTTGTTAATCCATATATATCTAGCACTGGAACCTGGATTGATGAGGCTGGAGTGGTTAAAAAGACTGTAAGAGTTGCTAACAGTGCGAAAAACCTTTATTCTCAAGGGGTTTTTGTATCTGATACAGATCAAATAGGAAATGATTTAGGAAATGTACCTAATAAGTTGCAACGCGTATTGACTAAACTAGATGATCTGGATGTAGATTTGGATATTACTGCAGAGGCTGGTTTAGGCACAATATGGACAGCAGCAGCTGCTAAACGCACCGCTTTGGCGAGTGTATTAAATCCTTCAACTGATCAAGGATATTATTTCGATGAAACATATCCTATTGCTTCAACTGCTTTGGATTTATTAAAGAGTCAAAATGGTGAGACAGCTTCGTCTTCAACATTGAGGCTAAACTACAATTCAATTATTAGCCAATTTCATACCTTTGCAGAAAAGACTCGCCGAGATCACATATTCATAGCTGATCCATTAAGACATGTATTTGTCAATGGACCAGACTCTAAAGTAGTCAAAAATGTTGGATATAATTTTTCAACTGACATTTACTGGCCATTAAAGAATTTATATTCTGGCATTGTTTCTAGTTATGGTGCTACATACGGAAACTGGATCAAGTACAATGACGTAGCATCTAATCAATTGACTTGGTTACCAGCTTCTGGTTATATAGCAGCAGATATAGCTTATTCTTCTGAAATAAGCTTTCCATGGTCTGCACCTGCTGGATTTAATCGTGGTTTATTAACTAATATTGCTGATATTGCTATTAATCCTACACAAAAGCAAAGAGATTTGTTGTATAGAATTAATATTAATCCTATTGCATACTTCCCAGGTGATGGTTATGCAATCTTCGGACAAAAGACTCTCTTCAACAAACCATCAGCTTTTGATCGTATTAATGTAAGAAGATTGTTCTTAGTCTTGGAAAAGGCTACTACAAGGTTGTTGAGATACTTTGTATTCGAACCAAATACCTTCACCACTCGCACTCGTTTGGTTAATGCTTTGGTGCCTCTCTTCAATCAAGCCAAGAACAATGATGGTCTTTACGATTACAAATTAATTTGTGATGAACGCAACAATACACCAGATGTTATAGATAACAATGAATTAAAAATTGCTATTTATATTCAGCCAGTGAGAACCGCAGAGTTTATCTTGTCTGACTTCATAGCAACAAGAACTGGTGTAAATTTCAATGAAATAACTGCTTAATCCAATAAATATTAATATATGCCATTAAAAACATTACCACCAGTTCAACCACCGGTTCAAGCGGAGCCTAATATTTTCAATAATCAGGCTATTCAGAATTTTTACGATACAGCTTATCGTAAAGATTTTGCTCGTAAAAACCTATTTCGCGTGTTGGCTATAGACACTGGATTTACTAACATCAGATTTGATACCGATGATCTGGTGTATGTTACCTCCACTTCTTTACCCAAGAGGGCTATCCGTAATGTTCCACTTCCTTTCATGGGTATGTCCTTTAATATTCCCGGAACTGCTAATTATCCAGGAAGTGAAGGATGGAATGTAACATTCAGAATGCCTCAGGATTTGAGCATACGTGAAAAATTAGAAGCATGGACTCGTGCTATTTTTGACGACAGAAATAGTACAGGTGCATATGAGGTAGCTAATTTGGGAACAGTTTGGTTAGCTCTTATGGACAAAACTGGAGTCCCATTGAGAACCTATACACTCGTTGGAGCTTATTGTCAATCTTTGGGTGATTATGCTTTAGACATAACCAACGGTGGAGACGTTGTAGAGCAAGCTGCTACTATCGCTTATCAATACTGGCAGTAATTAAGTGGAGAGATGATAAGTAGTTTTAATGGCACTTAATATCTCTCCTACTCAATTAATTAATAGGCCAACTGTTATTAATAACATAGCAGTAAACCAAAAGCCAGTTAACTTAAATAGTAGTCCACAACATTATTACTTAAATGTACTATCAGAATGGCCAGCTTCTGTAGCTCTGGCCAGTTTGTGGTTTGTGGTGTTAGATGTAGGTAATGTGCCTGCTCTAAGGAGTCGAGTTTCTACAAACATATCAAATTTAGAATCAAATGGTGCATTTCAATGGGGTATCCAAGATGGTACCATAAAAGAATTGGTGAATGAAAAATACCAAACTAAAGGAGTAGAAAGTAGTTTGATAGGATGTGTATTTGCTCGCCAAGTTGGTTTACCAGGTGAATCTTTAATTGCTGGTCATGAAGGACTTACTTATGGCGGATATCAATCTCCAGCAACTGTTACAAAAAGAAATGTATTAGATTCTTTGAAAATTACCTTTCTTGAGACTAATTCTTCATTTTGTGATTTTGTTATAAGACCTTGGATCGTTTTAACCGGTTATTACGGATTAGTTGCTAGATCTTCCGGATCCCCAAAAAATGTGAAATGTAACTTCATAGATGTATACCAATTTGCTAAAAATGGTTATCAAAAGGCTCCAAAAATACGCAAGATGGTTAGATTTCATAATGTAGCTCCTTATCGTTTAAATTCCACTTCATTTTCTCAAAATGAAGAAGGTATTACTAACCGTGAGGTAGATTTTGTATATGATACATATTCTGTGATGGATTATGCTAAATCCTCAAAAGACTAGACCTTTTATATTTTTTTATAATTAAGGCATGAGTTATTATCTGTTTAATACAACACTGCCCTTTTCTGGGATCAAGTTTTATTACAGAGAACTTTCTAGTAAAGAACAACTTTTATTAATAAAAGCCAATGCAGTATTACCTCTAGATGAAGACCATGCAGAGGAATATGGAAATGTATTAAGAGAGGTGATTGCAAACTGTGTTAAAACACCGTCTGATCTGAAACACATTAATCTAATAGATTATATTTTATTAGTAAGTAAAATCCGTTCTACCTCCATAGGAGACACAATAGATCTTCAATTAAAAAATGACTCCGAGGAACATAAAGGTTTAACTCTTAAAACTAGCCTTTATATACCTGAGTTCATGCAAAGATTGTACAATGCTGCAGTTACTGGCATAGGTTATAATGAAATAACAGAAAAAGATTTAACAGTTTATTTAGATTGGCCAAATTTAGACGCAGAGGGGTTCTTTTTGAAAAAACATAATAATAAAGATTCTATGGAATTTGTTTTAGAATCTTTGCCTGAGTTTATCAAATTAATAGAATTAAAGGATAAAAATATAAACTTTGAAAATTATACAAGTCAACAAAGACAAAATTTATATGAAAGTTTGCCTATAAGGACCCAACTCAATATACAAAAAATTGTAATAAATGGAATCAAAGAATTGGCAGATTGTAATATTTTAAATGTAAAAATGACCAATTACATGAAATTGAGTTTTTATAATAATTCTTATCAAAGTGTTTTTAGATTGTTTTTTTCTGAAAATCTTCAAAAGATATACCAAGAATATTTTATTTTAGCTTCCAAAAATCTATCACCAGAATGTGTGGATAAATTAACTATAGGCGAAAGGGGCGTTTATTGTTCTTTTGTAGAAGAAGAAATGAAAGCCTCGAGGTCAGGTTCGCCGGCCGGAAAACGGACTGTTGAAGATTTAGAACGTGAATTTGGAGGATAAGAGATTAATTAATTATATGGCAGATAATACTCTTTCCTTTAATGAAGCTTTAAATTCTTTAGAAAATTTTACTAAAGAAACGTTTGTATCAGAGTTGTGGGTACCTTCTTTAAAAAGAAAAATCGCAGTTAAGGAATTAAATGCTAAACAGCAAAAAAAATTATTATCTTCTGCTATAGATTCGACTGGAGCTTCATACAAACCCTTTTTTATAAAAGCTTTTTATGAAATTTTAAATGAAAATTGTTCTGAAAGTAAGGAAGTAATTGATTCTCTAACTGCTATTGATAGGTTGGTATTAACTATTTCCATGCGAAATCAAATTTCTAATAAATTAAAAGTAACCTTCACAGATAAGAAAACCAAAGAAGAAACTCAAGAAGATGTTGATTTGTCCATTTTGGTATCTTCTTTTGAAGAAATTGATATTAATGATACAGAAGAGATAAGTGTTACAAAAAATAATTTAAAAATCAATTTAATTTTAAAATTTCCTTCCATTAAAAAAGAGGTAGATTATTTTAATGCTCTTCCAGATTTTGAAACTAAGAAATCAGATACAGAAACACTTAAAAATTTAGTATCAGAAGCATATATTTTTGAAACTTCAAAATTCATACATTCTGTAATAATTGATGATAAAGATTTGTCTTTTGATAAGCTTACCGTAAACCAAAAATATCAATTTGTCGAAAAATTGCCAGCAATTGTGGTTCAAAAGGTTTTAGAAAAGATTTCAGTTTGGAAGAACACATTGGATAAAATCTTAACCGTAACATCTTCTACTGGGGTAGAAAAAGTGTTAGAACCAGATGCTTTGCTTTTCTTGAGTAATTAAGATATCTGGACTTAGAATCTAAGTATTCTATATGTCCCTTGGATTGGAAACTGAAGAAATTTTAAAACGTATATCAGATTCTGAAAGATCTACAGAATCTTCTATACAGTCTATTATAGAAGTTCTCAAAGAACAAGGCAAATTGTCTGAAAAGGCAATCTTACAACAAACAGAAAAGGGAGCTTCTGTAACATTACAAGGAGTGGGCAAGTCCTTTGAAATGTTGATAGATCTTGCTAGACAACAAGGTGAGGTAAATAAATTACTTGCTACTTCTATAGAAGGTGTATTGGCCGGACTTAAAACTAATACAAATGATAATGCTTCTGACACTTCAGAAATAATTGGCTTGTACATATCAGACATGGCATCTGATATTAAGGAATTAAAAAATAATATCCTGGATATTGCCACAATGCCACAATCTTCTAGTTCAGTCTCTTCACTGGTTATAGATCAAGATAAAAAGGATACAGATGAAATAACAAGCATGTATGTCCTAGACATGGCTGATTATATCAAGAGCAAAAAAGATACAGATGAAATAACTAGTTTGTATATTTTAGACATGGTTGGGTATGTTAAAGACATAAAAAACTTCCTATTTGAAGAAGAAAAGGAAGAAGAAAAGGAAGATGTTCCTGGATTGTTAAAATCTTTTTTAGATGAATTTAAAGACATAGTACATCCACCCGGATCTGGACAACGTGTTGAGCCGGAAAACAAAGAAGAAAAAAAGGATGCTGATTTAATAGAACATATTGACGGTGTTTTGAGCATGATGGGTATGACTCAAAAACCCTCTACGGACAAAGAAGAAAAAAAGGAAGAATCTGGATTCTTTGCTGAAATGATATCTTTGTTAGTTGGCGGTGGTTTGGCTACAATTGTATCTTCTCTTTTTGGAAAACCTTTATTGAAATTAATAGACAGTATATTTGGTACAAATATGGCTGAGACTATTAATTCTTTTACTAAACCTTTAGAAGAATTTCAAGGTTATATACAAGCAACTGGAAAATGGATGTTAAACTTTGGAGCAGCATTAGCAACAATTATAGGAGACCTGTTAAAATTTCCTTTAACTATTGGTAGTATAATTAAAGACAACATTTTAAAATTTTTCGGAGAGGGTGCAGAGGTTGCTGGAGCAAGTGGCGGTTTTGTATCAAAATTGGTGAGAACCATTACAGGTTCTGCTGGAGGTGTGTCCAGTGCTCTTGGTAAAATGATAGGTGGGTTTATTAGAAAATTACCGTACATTGGAGCCTTGGTGTCTTTTGGATATGGAATTAAAAAAATTATAGATGGAGATGTAACTGGTGGTATTTTTGATTTCATATCAGGACTAGTTGGATTCATACCATATGTTGGCCCCTTTCTTTCCATAGCTTTAGATTTCTTCATGGCATCAGACACTGGAAAGGAATTCAAAGCCACCACCACACAAGTTGCTACAGATCTTTATAATAAAGTTGGTGATTATTTAATGGGCACTTATTTTGTTAAAGGTCTTGTTCAGATGGGAACTGGTATCAAAAAAATGTGGGATGGTGATGTATGGGAAGGCGTTAAGGACTTCTTCCAAGGAGCGGCCGGATTTGTGGCTTCACCTGTGTTAGATGCTATTAATTTAATAGGCAGTATTTTTACAGAAGAAGGTGAAACCTTTGAGATAAGTGAGACAGTTGGTAGTTTGTCAGGAAAGTTTGTAGAATGGTTGATGGAATCTTCCTTTGTACAGGGTGTGTTAAAAATTTCAGATTCTCTAGGACTCTTGTTTAGCGGTTCTGGGTATTTAGGGTTCAGATCTTTAGGTAGATCTGTTCTAGGCAAGATACCCGGATTCACTAGTGCTATGGATTGGTTAGCTGATTTTTTCCAAAACCCAGGTGAAGAACCAGAAACCAAAAAATTTGCTAACTTTAAAGAGATGATGGGCAGTGTGGTAAAAAAACTTTTAAAGAGTGTGGTTAATATGTTTCCGGGTTGGATGAAAGGCACAGCAGCCTCTATTCTCGGTATAGAGGGTATAAATGATGA